TTCTTGAAGCGGCCCTCGTTGACCAGGTTGCCGAACTGCTCCTCGACCTGGTAGGGCTCAGCAAACAGCACAGAGCCCTGCACCACAAAGCGCTTGGCCCAGCCGTACGCGGGGTTGTCCAGCTTGGGGTGACCCACCACCAGCGGCGCTTCGTGCACGGCCGGGTCGTAGCTGTCGGCAATGGCCTGCAGGTCCGCTTCAGAGAAGTTGACCTGGACGGCGTTGATGTCGGTGTGGCTACCTGCTCGAAAAACTTCGATCAGGGCAGGTGGCGTGGTGGCGTTTGGCATGCCACCAGTGTCTGAAAATAGGCCTGCAGCACACAGGCTGAAGCGCTTCAGCAGGTCAGGGCCTGTTTGCGATCTGGTGCAAGTTGGCCAGTGTGCGCAAACCGTTACATTTATGTGCGCATAAAATGCTTGACGCTCTATTTATGTGTGCACATAATAGAACCCATGAACAGCACACAGGGTGCTGGATAGCAAACCAGGAGAAATTCATGACCTACCAAGCAACCATCAAGCACAGCAGCATTGCCCAGGCGCGCACCATCACGGTTTCCGACGACCTGACTCAAGCCAAGCGCGAAGCCACCGCCGAGTTTGGCGAAGAGCAGCAGGACTACACCATCGTCATCTACGACGAGCGCAACGAAACTGTTGCATCGCGCCGGGTTGCAGACAAGCAGTGGACCAACGCCTAATAGGCATTCGCCCCTTCGGGGGCGTGGATTGAAACGAAGGAAGCACCATGCAACAAATTGTCCACCTCGCTCTGTCGCCCACAGGCCGCGTCATGGCTCAATTCGAGCTGTCGGCAGATGCTGCTGAATACTGCCTGCGCAACGACTACCTGCACTTGCCCTATAACCTCAACAACTGCGACAAAGCCCCGGCTCCGTTGATCGGTGATGTCTACCGTGCTTGAGATGCAGCACGACACCACCGAAGCCCCCAAACGGGGCCGCAAGCCCACACGCGAGAAAACCAGCGACGCCCGCCTGGTGGCCCGCGTGCTGCCAGAGCACAAGGCCGATTGGGAAGCCAAGGCCAAAGCCGCTGGCAAAACCCTGTCCACCTGGTTGGTCGACACCCTCAACGCAGCCAAGAAGTGATAGCCGGGGCCCAGCCGACGCCAGGCCCCGCGCTCATCACCGCCAGGACCGAATGATCAACTCATGCCTACGCACCGCCTTGTGCGCACCACCCACCGTGTAATCAATCCCCACCTGGTCGAATTCAAACCCCTTAAAAAGGGCCCGAATATCCGGGTGGTCATTGATCGTCACGATCATCTGGCCTTTGATGCTGCCCATCAGCTCGGCCAGCCTTTCATACTGCGCCCATTCAAACAGCACGCCATACCCCTCGGTCTCCCAATAGGGCGGGTCGCAGAAGAACAGCGTGTGCACCCGGTCGTATCGCTTGACGCATTCGTCCCAGGCCAGGTGCTCGATGTAGGTCTGTGCCATGCGCAGGTGCGCCATGCTCAGCGTCTCCTCGATGCGCAGCAGGTTGATGGGTGGCGCCGTGGTGGCCGTGCCCCATGTCTGCCCCGTGGGCTTGGCACCGAAGCACTGGTGCTGCAGGTAAAAGAAGCGGGCGGCACGTTGGATGTCCGTCAGCGTCTCAGGCCGGGTGATCTGCGTCCACTTGAACACCTCGCGGCTGCTCAGCGCCCACTTGAATTGGCGCACAAACTCTTCCAGGTGGTGCTTGACCACCCGATACAGGTTGACCAGGTCGCTGTTGATGTCGTTGAGCACCTCGACTTTTGCGGGGGTGTCCCGCAGGAAGTAAAGCGCAGCCCCGCCCGCGAAGGGTTCCACATAGCAAGAATGCGGCGGAAATTGGGCCAGGATCTTGGTGGCCAGGCGGCGTTTGCCACCCAACCAGGGGATGATTGGTCGCGTCATATTGAGTCCAGACAGGTTTAAATCCCCCTGCCACCCGGGTGGTGTCAGGGACTTGGCTGGTCTCACAGACGCGCGCTGTGGGCCCGGCGGCTCGGCAACAGTTACCGCTGTTGCCGGGTCGCCCTGATCTTTTTACGAGGACCGCTCAGCCGCCCATGCCGCCTCCGGCTTGTTCGACTCGGCGCCACAAGAACTCCCACGTCGCATGCACCAGCTCGTCCCCATCCTCTGGGGTGAGCGTCAGGAACGGCCGCGCCGGGATCTTGCTGCCAGGGTGATTGACCTGGCGCACCACCACACCGCCAAATGCCAGCGCCCGCGCGAACTTGGGGCGGATGACATGCGGGCTGGTCGTGCCCCCAAAGTGCTGAATCGCGGCGTAGGCCTTGTTGGTGCCCACCACCGCCTGGTCGTTGTCAGAGTAGGGCGTCACGCTCGCGGCCAGCTGGCCACTGCGCTGCAGGATCTGGCCAGGCCAGTGCTTCGTCTTGCGGCGGCCAGCTATGGTGCCCTCATGCAAGGGCGCCCACCGGGGCCGCCCCTGGGCTGCGAAGTTGGCTTCCACCGCGCCGTGCATGATCCCCGCCAGGCTGACCATCAGCTCGCGCCGGTCTTCCAGGCTGCTGGCCAGCTCGCGCAGCGCCCTGATCACCGGGGCAAACGGGATATCAATGTCGATCATGGCTCAGCCCCAGGCGCCCAGCTCAGCGCCACCACGCGCAGCAGACCGTCGCGCTCGGCCAGCGTGGCCTGCAGCAACCCGTCGGGCTCGATCAGCCTGCGCACACCGCCGTCCAGCTGCTCGCCCACGGCCACCAGGTCGGGCAGCAGGCGCAGGCGCTCCAGGCTCACCGAGTTGCCCACACCAGCGGCTAGATCCTCGCTGGCCAGGTACACGCCCGGGTCGGTGGCCGCGTCAGCCACACCCGTGGCCACACCCTTCTCCAGCCCTTGCTGCACGCCCACAGGGAACACGCCTTCCAGCTTGCCCTTGGCCTTCACAAAGCGTTCAAAGGCCGGGCCTTGCACAACCTGGCGCACAAAGGCGTCCGACACCGCAGGCGGCTTGCCCGCCAGGCGCGGCATCCAGGTGCTCATGGCCGGGTTGTGATCAAAGCCAGGGTCGGGCTGCATGTAGCCAGGCTTGCCCATGCCGGGGGCCGTGTAGCGGGTCACCGTCGCGGTGCCACCGTTGCGCAGGGGCACCTCCACCTTGCGCAGCTGGCCCTCGGTGCTGGCCACAGGCAGGCCCTTGCGGTCCACATCGCGCTGGCTGTGCGATCGCACGCGGCACCTGCAGCCATAGCCGCAGGGCGGGTAAAAGCTCTGCCAGCCCTTGTCGTCAAACCGAAAGATGCGGCCATTCAGGGCGGCGTGGGCAGGGCGCGTGCGCCGGTCCATCACCGCCACGTATTCCCAATAAGGGCGGCTGCTGGCCTGCTGCACCATGGCTTCATAGCGGCCCGCCATGTAGGCGCTCTGCATGTTCGTGCGGTAAATGGTGGTCAGCCGATAGGGGTTCAGCCCCTTGGCGATCTCACCCGTGGCAGCGTCCACCCGGCCTGCGGCCGCGAGCTGCGCGGCCGTGCCGTCGCGCTTCCACCAGCCCTTGGCGCGCAGCGTGGGGATCAGGCCATCACGCCACTGCTCCAGGGTCTGGCCGCTTTCCAGGGCCTTGACCAGGCTGTCCTGGATGTCCGTCACCACGTCCAGCTTGGCCACATTGGCCACCGTGAAGGCGCGAGCATGTTGGCCGTCCAGCCACTCGGTCCAGTTGCCCGTCACGGCGGCGCCCTTGGCGCGCAGGTGCGCCACCGCCTCGGCAGGCTCCAGGCCGATGGCCGTCTTCACCTCGGCGCCGTTGGGTGTGCCTGCGGCGCTCATCAGCCCGCCTTGGCCTCGGTGGCCACCGCGCTGCGGCCCACCACATCAGCCACGAAAAAAGCCCGCGTCAACAGGCCTTCAAGCTGCGTTGAATCCATCTTCGGGAAGGCCTCGGCCAGCGTGGCCATCACCTCCTCGGCCGTCTTGGCCTGGGCGATCGCCTCCAGCGCCGGGGCCAGCATGGTCTCCATCGCGGCCTGCAGCTCGTCCACCGGCAGGCCTGCAATGGCCTCATCGATGGCGGCCTGGTCGGCAGGCACATCCACCAGGTCGCCCTCGGCGAACTGGGCGTCAGCCTGGCCGCCGTTCACGTCCTGCGCATCCACCGCACCAGGCTGTGCCTGGCCTCGCGCACCCGCGCCCGCTCGCACACGTGAGGGCGCGCTCGCGGGTGATCCATCTTCGATATCGCTGTCCTGCAGGTCGTATTGGCGCAGCCAGTAGCTCTTCGTGAACTTCACGCCAGACTGCGTCAGCTTCAGATCACGGTTGGCCACCTTCTCGTCAACGTCCTGCTGCTCCCAAAACTCATAGGCGGGCGGTGGGGCGCTGGGCCAGTTCACCTCAGCGATCCAGCGGGCCAGCTGGCTCAGGCCTTCGGCCACCATGTCTGCATCGTCGTCACGCAGCACGCTCTCCACACCAGAGGCCGCGATCGCGCTGGCCTTGTTGCTCTGCATCTCCACACTCTGGTTGTTGCCCAGCAGCGTGATGTTGATCTCGCGGCTGCAGTACATCAGCAGCTTCTCGTACATCTCGGCATTGGCCGTCGTGTTGCTCTGCAGCAGCTCCACACTGGCGTCGTCAGGTATCACGGCCACCGCATCTTGCACCATGGCCTCCAGCTTGTCAGCCAGGCCTTCCGCATCTGCCTGGCTCGCGCTGCGTGGCTGCTTGCCCACTGCCCAGGGCATGCCGTATTTCTCGGCGAACTTGAGCCAGAACTTCAGGCCGCCACGGCGAAAGGCCACGGGCCAGAAGCAGCTCGCGGCATCGCCCTCGCCATAGGGGTTCGCATAGCTGCGGTTGTTGCCCACCACCAGAAACTTGCGGTCAGGCACTGGGGCACCTGTC